TATGACACCGCAAGAAAAAGCATGGGAATTAACTCAAAAGTATATGGAAATGCAGCATTACCTTGAAAATGATGCATGGAATAATGCTAAACAATGCGTATTAATAGCAGTTGATGAAATAATAAATTCTAACCCATATAAACTATCATTAGAAGGTAAATTTTTAACTGAACATATTACATATGATATTAATTTTTGGGAAGAAGTTAAAAAAGAAATAGAAAAACTATAATAACTTATGAAAACAGCAATGCAAGAATTAATTGATGCATTATGCATAATTAACGCAGGATGGAGAACTGAAGATGAAAAAGAAGTGTATCAAAAAGCATATGAATTAGTTCATAAAACTGCTGATTACATGCATTTATTAAATCAAAAAGAAAAATTGGATGATAAAATAAAAACTTATAACCAAAACAAATAACCTATGAAATCACTACAATTAGCAAAATTCTTTTTTATTAGCGTTCCTTTAGCTTGTTTTATTTATTCAATTTTATTAATAATCACATCAATCAAAAAGTTATGTATGTAGTATTTATAATCGTAGTTTGGGAACTAATTAAACATTTAATTGACAAAATAATAGAAAGAAATTTATGATATTACAATTAAAGAATTCTATAGATGTAGAAACTCCTTTAGGATATGGTAAATGTATAGCATGGATTGATTATGGTCCAGATATTAATACCGTATGGAAGGTTGTTTTATATGAAAATGGATTAGTTCGTAATTTTTATGATGATGATATTTTAGTTTATCCAAATAAAATGGATGGAGGTGAAATAGATAAAAGTTATATAAAGGACAATGTTCCACCTAATAATCAATTTTTAAAACAAATAAAAAACACAAAAGATGTCTCAAGAGATTAAAGGATTAGAAAATAGAATACCAGTTAGAATGGTATATACAGATACTTTGGAAGAAGTATTATACAAATCTGCGGCTGCTGCTTCTAGGGCTTCTGGTATACCAGCACAGACCATAAGAGAATCTCTTAACCCATTAGCTAGAAAAAAGTATATAGTTAATAATAGAAGGGTGGTTTTTAGAATTAAGAAGGAAGTTTAGTATATTTGTTACAGAACGTTGCAGGTTCTAATATAAATTTTTTTGCCCTAGAAGGCGTTGGTACTGCAACTACCAGCAAATCCGATGGGCTTTTTTATTTTATGAATAGAGATTTTAAAGGAGTATGGGTGCCTAGAGAAGTTTGGCTTGATGAGAAGTTGAGTTGGATGGAGAAGTTATTTTTAGTTGAGATAGATAGCCTTGATAATGAAAATGGTTGCTTTGCTAGTAATAAATATTTTGGAGAGTTTTTTGGTCTTAGTAACTCAAGAGTTAGTGAAATAATTAGCTCATTACAATATAAGGGATATATAACTTCATTCTTATTGATGGAAGGAAAAGAGGTAAAACAACGCACTTTAAGTCTTATTCAACCTATTCGGAAAAGCGAAGGAGGTATTCGGAATTCCGAAGGGGGGTATTCGGAAAAGGCGAAGGATAATAATACATTGATTAATAATACATCTATACTTAATAATAAACTATATAACGATAAAAATGCTTTTATAAATAGAGTTGATGAATTAAAGGATAAATTAGGTAATCAATATGAATCATTTATATCTTACTGGACAGAAGCTAATGAAAAAGGTAAAATGAGATATCAAGACCAAAAATTCTTTGATATTTCTAGAAGAATTGCAACATGGGTAAAAAACTCTAAGAACTTTCAACCAACAACAACACAAACAACAAAAATAAAACTTAAATAATGGATGTCCTTAATTTGCCTAAGAATATAGAACTAGAACAAAATATTATAGGTTCTATTTTAATTGAAAGAGGTACTTTACCTATCGTAATAAATCACTTAACAGAAGATATATTTTATGATTTAAAGCATCAGTTAATATTTAGAACCATTAAGTCTATGTATGATAAGCATATACAAGTAGATTTAAGTACAGTATTTCAAAAACTTATAGACGACAAACTGTCTGGAGAAGTAGATGCTCTATATCTTAGTAGGTTAACTAATAATGTAACTTCTAATGCTCATATTTTAACGCATATAGAAATAGTTACCGAGCTCTATAAACGTAGAATGTTGATAGAATTAGGCAATAAAATGTCTTTAGAAGCTATAGAAACTGAAACAGATGACTTATTCCCAGTATACAGCAAAAAACTAATAGGTTTACAAGAGTTTGGTAATATCTATGAAAAAACTATAGAACAAGTTATTTTACAGCTCAATAATATGCGAAATGTAGCTCAAAATGGTCAACTTTTAGGACTAGATACTGGATTTAATGAGCTAAATAATACCTTATGTGGATGGGTTAAGCCAGACTTTGTAATAGTAGCTGCTAGACCTGGAATGGGAAAGACTGCATTTATGCTTTCAACTATATATCAATTAGCAATTCAAAATAATGTATCTACGGCTGTTTTTAGCCTTGAAATGAGCTCCGAGCAGTTAGTTGAAAGGTTAGAGTCAATAACATCTGAAATAGGCTTAAAACGCATTAGAATGAATTTAATGAACGATAATGAAAAAGCACATCTTTTAAGGTGTGATGATAAAATTTTACTATCCCCTCTACATATAGAAGATATGGGCGGTATTAGCGTAACCCAACTTAGAGCAAAAGCCACAATCCTAAAACAGAAGTATGGTATTAAGATAATCTTTATCGATTACCTACAACTTATGAGTGGAACTGGCAAAAGTAACCAAAACCGAGAGCAAGAGGTGTCCTATATAAGTAGGTCACTAAAAGCACTAGCTAAAGAGTTGGAAGTGCCTATTATCGCCCTATCTCAATTAAGCAGAAGGGTAGAAGAAAGAGCAGATAAGATGCCTCAGTTATCAGACCTTAGAGAGTCTGGTAGTATAGAGCAAGATGCGGATGCTGTTATTATGCTAATGAGACCAGCTTATTACGAACAAACAGAGCCAGTAGAAATTAGTGGTAGAGAATATGCTACTGATGGATTAGTTATTTGCAAGGTTGAAAAGAATAGACATGGCTCTACTAAAAATATTGCATTAAAATTTAAGTCAGAAACAATGACTTTTACAGACTACGAAGTTTACTAATAGAAAACTTTATGGCATATAAAGGACCAAGAAATAAAAGAAAGTTTGAAATAGAACAAGCTAAGGCTAAGGATGGAACATATCAGGTTCTTAGACTATTCGCTAAAAGCACTAAAGTTATAGTTATTCATAATACCGATGCTTTGCGTGTTGGGTATTTTCTTTTAGAATATGAAAGAGATGGACAACCTAGTGGAATAGCTTTAGACAAGGTAGAATTCTTTGCTTTTAACCTAGATTTAAAGGATAGAATAGTATTTATGAGAGTAGAATTTCTGAGGATTAAGGCTAGAAGATATTATCGAATTGGGGAAACTAAGGAGAAGGATGGTGTAAAATATGTGAAGATGCCAATATCAGAATTAATAAGATGGAACTAATATATAATAAATATATTGTAATTTTGATTATGGCATATCACACAGCTAGTGAATTAACTAAAATGATGTTGGACTATTTAAAAGACAATGGTAACGAAGTATGGAGGAATAATAACCTTGCAGTTCGTGGTCGTGCTTTTATTGGTCGTAAGGGAATACCAGACATTATTGGATTTAATAAAAAGTATGGCACATTTGTAGCTTGTGAAATTAAGGCAATAGGAGATAGAATATCACCAGAGCAAATGTTATTAATAGAGGAGCTTGGTAATGCTAATGGGATGGCTATGGTATGTCAGCAATTTAGAGATGAATCAATAATATTAACAATATATAAAGATGGCGAAAACGAAAACTGGCGATTCGAGGAAGGTAAGCTTCGGAAGTAGAAAACGTGGTAGTGCTAAAAAGTCCTACAACAAACATTCACCAAAACCAAAAAGATATGTTGGACAAGGAAGATAAATTAGACAGCATAGTAGAGTCTGTTATAATAAAGTACAAAGACAGAGCAAATGTAGGCATGACAAAGTACGGAACAAATTTAGACAGAACAGACTTAAACACTAAGGATTGGATTGAGCATTTACAACAAGAATTAATGGATGCGGTTCTTTACTTAGAGAAACTAAAGGCAGAAATTAAAAACAGTATTTAATAATTAAAATCAAACAACATGGCAGCTGGAAAAGAGAAGGTCTACTTAGGTAGGTCATTTAGTATGAAAACCGCTTATGGCGAATTTAAAAAAGTATCTTTAGGCCCAGAGGACTTAAAGAAGATGAACGATTTTGCAAAGACCAATAATGGTTGGTGCAATTTGCTTATCAAGAACAAAAAAACAAACACTCCTGGTGAAACTAATTTCTATGTAGAATTAGACACATGGATTGCTGATGGTGCACCAAAGAAAAATTTACCATTTTAATTTAACACTATGAAAGAAATAAAAGATGCAATAATTAATTTAGGCATATTGCTTGTAATTTTATATTTGCCTTTTGCATTTATAGCAAATGAGTTTAATCCAACTTCGTGGAGTATTTATATAAGAGCATTATATGTTTTAGTATTAGCGACTGCGATTACTTACGCAGTACGTGAGTACCAGCAAAAGAAATAGTTTTTGTGTTTTTGTGTTTCCCCTACCAATCTTGGTGGGGGTTTTTTTGTCCAGTTTATTATATAAAAAACTAGAAAAATTTTGTTACAATTTTATATATTAAAGTTACATAGTAAGG